GCCGGCACCGCCTGGCCGCGCGCCGCCTGCCAGACCCGCTGCAACAGGTTCATGTGCCGTCTCCGCGGGAGAAGCCCGCATAGGTGATGGCGGGCGGTGACGCGGCGCCGAGATCACGCCGCATCAGGTCGCGCAGCCGGATCATGTCGGCCAGGCTGCGGTATTCGACGGTGCGCCCCTCGAAGGTGACCCTAGTGGTGCCCTGGGCGATCGCCGTCTCGAGTGCGGCCAATTGCTGCGTGGTCCAGGCCATCGGCGTTGCCTACGCCCAGACCCGATAGGGCGTGGCCGGCGGCGGGGTGACCAGTGGCAGCAGCGCCAGCTGTGCGTCCGGCAGCGGCCCCTCGGTGCGCAGATTGGCATGGAAGCCCGGCACCGGCGCCATCTCCGGATAGGGCAGGCCGTCGGCGTCGGTCAGCATGACCCCGGTCGGCTGGTAGATCAGCCCGACCACATCCAGCGCGGCGCCGCCGGTCGGCAGCCTCGCCAGCGCGCCGGTGACATCCGGCTGCTCGGCGACCACGCCGGCCGCGAGCAACGCCGCCCACAGCGCCGCTTCATCGGTGGCACGCAGCAGGTAATCCCTCATGCGGACAGGCTCCTGAGCATCGTGTCGGGGATCCGGCTCGGATAGAGCACGAGGCGCTGGATCCAGCCATTGAGGTTGTTGAAGCCGAGATGGTCGGAGCCGAGATTGGCCTGGACCATGCCGGGCGGCATGGCGCCGGCGCTGTCCCGCGTCACCGTAGTGCCGTTCACCGCCGCCTGGGCATCGTCGCTGGCCAGCGCACCGGCCAGGTTGGTGACCGCCGCAGTCCGGGCCGGCATGCCGCCGGGCGACAGTGTCGGGGTTCCCGCCACCACCGCCTGGGCGAGGACCGTGCCGCTGTTGCAGCCGAAGGAGAGGCCGTTGCTGTAGCCGAGGTCGGAGACCCGCAGCACGAAGGAGTTGGCCGCCCCGAAGGACTGGAACCGGGTCACCACCGTGCAGGCGACCGGATTGTAGAGCGCGGCGAAGTCGGCGCCTGCGATCTTGGCGATGTCGGCCGCGCGGGTGGACGCGGCCAGGGTGCCGGCGGGCGGCAGGATCGGGCTGCTGGCGAAGGGGCCCTGTTCGAGTTGCGGAACCCCGATGCGCAGGGTGAAGTCCACCACCGCCCCGGTCGGGAAGGTGGTGGCGATCGTCGTGCCGACGAAGTTCGTGGTGTCGCCGGTCAGCATCCGGGTGTAGCTGCGCCGCTGCGTGGCCAGCGCCGCCGCGATCGGCGTAAAGCCGACGCCGGAGCCGACCACATAGACGCCGGTTGCGGTGTATTCGATCACGTTCAGCGCTGGGCCGGACGAGGCACCGGCCAATGACCCGCCCACCAGCGTGCAGAACATGCTGGCGGTCCAACTCTGCCCGATGCCGCCGGCGATGACGGTGGCGGGCTCGGGGAAGCAGGTGGCCGAGGCAGTGCCGGTGGCGGTGCCCCACCAGCGGATGTCGCAATAGGGAATACCACTCTCGGTGCCAACGGCGACGACCGCGCTCGACAGTCCAGCCGTGGCATAACGGCCCCAGTTGGTTGGCAGCACCCCGCCCGCGCCGATCGTGCCGACCGTCGCCCCCTCGGCGCGCGGGTTGCGGATCTGGTTGGTCCGCTGCTCCTCGGCCAGCAGGCCGCGCGGCAGCAGCGTGGCCGGATCGGTGTCGAAGCGGGGCGTGTCGATCGCAACGCTGCGCAGCGTGCCGGCGTTGTCGGTATAGCTGGCGGTGCTGGCGCGGGTGAAGGCAATGCGCGCATCCAGCGTGCCGGCGAGGAAGTCCAGCACCAGCGAGGGCTGCGCCATCCGGGTGGTGAGCAACGGGATCATGCGAATTGCCGGATGCCGCAGGTGATGAGGCGGGTGGCGGTCTGCGCCACTGGGGCGGCGGCGGTGCCGGAACGCAGCCGGACCCAGCGCCAGCCATGCACCAGGGCCGGCGGCAGCACCAGGCCGCGGCTGGCGGCGGCCGAGGACAGCACGATCTCGCCGGTCTCATTGTAGAGGTCGAGCCAGGCGGCCGGCGTCCCAGTGTCGTTGGAGCCCTGGAAGGTCAGCACCGCAGTGGTCCAGGCCGCCGGCAGGGCGAGCGAGACCAGCCAGTTGCGATCGAGCGCGATGGCATCGCTCAGCGACTGCGCCGCCGCGATGGTGGCGGTGAGTTCGACCCGGTTGGGGTTCATGGCGTGATCCTCTTGCTGGCCTGCCCGCCTGCCCGGCTGCTCACCGCAACCAGCCGCCGCGCGACCCCAGCCAGGCGCGGGGACGCAGGCTCTCACCGTTGGGGGTGGCAGCGCCCGGCGCGTCAGGCAGACCGGACGCTCGGGTGATCGTGTCTGTGGCGGCCCGGCCTCGGTTGGGTGTGACCGCACTGCCGGCCGGCGCCGAAGGCAGCGCCAACGGCGCGTCGTCGGCCTCGGTCCGCAGGCGCTGCCAGTAGCGGTCGCCGTAGCGATCGGCCCCCAGCAGCCACAACGCCGCCCGTGCCAGCACCGCACAGTCCAGCGCCTCATTCCGTTCCCGCAGCTTGGCCCATTCCTGCCGGGCAAAACCGCGCCGGTCCTTGCTGGTGCGCAGCTGCTCGGCGACCAGCTGCTTGACCCACTCCACCTCGATGCCTTCAGGCAGATGCACCCAGCCCGCCGGGAAGCTGCCGGCATCGGCATCCGCGTCACCCCGGCCCAGCCACAGCCGTCGATACAGATCGGCCTTCCAGGTCGAGACCGACACCGTCCACAGCTTCAACCCACGGCGCAGCTTCTGGCCGTTGACCAGCGCATCCACCAGCGTCGGCCCCTGCACCGGCTGCGCCCGGTTCCAGCCCTCCACACCCTTGGTCGGCGCAATGCGCGGATCCCTGAGATGCCGCAGATGGCCGTAGACCGACGCGGTATCGCGCCCACCAGTGTCGACGCAGATCTTGGCGATGCGCATGGCGCCACTGGCGGGGCCACCCGGCCGTGGCCAATCCTTTGCCAGCAGCCTGGCCAGCGCCTCCCACGGCTCGCGTTCCCGCGGGCTGCCCGGGATCACCACGTGGTCGATCAGCCAGGAAGAAAAGCCTTCGGCCCAACCCCAGATGTCGCACTCGATGCGATCGTCCTGCACGTCCACCCCAGCGGTCAGCACCAGCGCACCCGCTGGCACGGTGCCGAGGGAGAAACCCTCGCGCCGCTCAACCAGCCGCTCCCAATCCGGCGCCTCGCCGCGATCCTGCCAGGTCTCGCCCAGCACGGTGTTGCGGAAGGTCTTGAGGTCCTCCGGCTTGCCCTGTGCGGTCTCCCAATCGCGGGCGATCTGCTCCCAGGACAACCAGCCCACCGGGGAATACAGCGCCGAGATGTGGAAGCCGACCGTGTGCGGGTCCGGCGCCTCCGCCGTGGCCCGCCATTCGCCGGCCGCCAGCATCGCCGTCTTGTGGTGCTCGCCGATCGGCCGGTCACAGGCCTCGCAGCGATAGGCCACCGTCCGCGGCTCGCCCTTCTCCCAGAGCAGGCGCTCGAAGCGCAGCCACTGCATCGCCGCACAGTGCGGGCACGGCAGGAAGAACCGGCGCTGGTCGCTGGCCTGGTACTCGCGCTCGATGCGGCTGCGCCCGGCGATGGTCGGCGTCGAGACCAGGAACGCCTTGCGCCGCCAGCCGAAGGTGCGGGCGCGGGCTTCGGCGAGCGCGATCGGATCACCTTCGCCCTCGACATCGCCGGGATAGGCGTCGACCTCGTCGAGAAACAGGAACCGCGCCGTCATCGAGCGCAGCCCGACCGCGCTGTTGGCCCCGGTCAGCACCAGGATGCCGCCAGGGAACTCCTTGGACAGCATGGTGTTGCCGCTGTCCCTGGCGCGTGCCGGCGACACCCGCGCCCGCAAGGCCGGGGTCTCCTCCAGCAGCGGGTCGATCCTCTGCCGGCTGAACCGCTTGGCCAGTTCCACCGTCGGCTGCACCGCCAGTACTGGCGCCGGCACGTGGTGCATGATGTAGCCGAGCCAGCAATTGCCTCCCTCGCTCGCGCCCACCTGCGCGCCCTTCATGAACACCACGCGCCGCGCCGGATGCACCGCGGACAGCGCGTCCATGATCTCCCGCAGATATGGCGTGCGGGACGTCCGCCACGGCCCCGGTTCGGATGAGGCGCGGGTGCTGAGCACCCGGTGCTGATCGGCCCAGGCGCTCACCGTCAGCTGCGGCGGCGGACGCAGCATGGCGCCGGCGCGGCGGCGCACATGCTCAGCGGTCCGCGGCACCATCTCCGATACTGGGCGGGTCGAAGCGATCGGCCGCCTCCGTGAGCAGATCGGTGACGTGAAGCTGCAGCACGGTCTGGACGAGATGCGGGTCGGCGCCGAGTTCGGCTGCGATCAGCCCGGACACCCGGGCCGGCCAGTTCAGCAGCGCGTCGCGCATGGCGCCGGCGATCTCGTCGATTGCGGCGTTGGCGGACGCGGCGTCGAGCAGCCGGCCCTTCTCCTCGTCGAGCGCCAAGCGCTGGGCTTCGACCTTAAGCGCGAGCTGGGCGACCTTCAGCCGGGCGTAGGGCGTGGCGTCGGCCGACATGCCGGCCCCGCCGCCGATCCCGGCACCGGCACCGGCTCCAACCGACCCAGCGCCGGCCAGCGGGGAGCGGTCGGGATCAGCCGTCTCCACCATCCTCCGCCGGGTCTTGTCCACATCCCACTGGCCATCCGCCTCCCGCGCGATGCGGCCCTTGGCCGCCGCCTTGCGCAACGCCGTCTCGGTCACGCCGATGCGCCGGGCCGCCTCACGGGTGGACGGGGTCATCTCCGGCATGGCGGCGACCTCCCGCCGCATGGTCAGGCGTGGCTGTGCCCAGCGTCATGAAGTGATCCGGCGGCCGTGATCATCGCAATGCCCGATCGTGCAATCCGAGTTGGCTCCGCTCGTCCGCAGCGCGAATGGTCCATCACGCGCAGGGGAGTGACCTCGAGCGCCTGCCCCGACCGGGTTCCGCCCGGTGGGGCTCGGGGTGGTAGCAGGCGCCCGGTGGTCGGGCGCCGCAGCATGGAGCACCCAGATGAGCCTCTCTCCCGCCGCCACGATCGTCCTGACCCGCGCCGCCGAGCGTCCGGACCATCGCCTCGAATTCCACCGCAAGCTGCCGACCGGCGGCCGCCACAAGATGATCGACGCCCTGCTGCGCGACGGCCTGATCGCCGAGACCCTGGGCGACTACCGCCTCGGCGACGGCGCGACGCTGATCGAGGACGCCGCCACCGGCCTGATGCTGACCACCCTGCGCATCACCGATGCCGGGCTGGCCGCCGTTGGCCACGCAGCGCCAGCGGAGACTGCCGCCGCACAGGACACCGACACGGCGCCACACGCGGCCACAGACGCCGCGGTGGCACAGGAAGCCGCCGCGGTCACCGACGCCCTGGAGGCCGCAACGTCGGCGCCCCTGGCCCGCACCACGCTGCGCCAGGCCGCGCAGGCGGTGCTGGCCGCCTGGGACGACGAGGCTAACCGCGAGGTGGACATCATCGCTGCCCTGGAAGGTCCTATGGACATCCTGCGGAGCCTGCTCGCCGAGCGGGCGCCACGGGCTACCGCAGCCGCCTCGCGCACGCCCCGCACCGGCACCAAGCAGGAGACGGTGCTGGCCCTGCTGCGCCGCGACGAGGGCGCCAGCGGGCCGCAGATCGCCGAGGCTACCGGCTGGGCCGCCCATACCGTCCGCGGCTTCCTGGCCGGGTTGAAGAAGAAGGGCTTCACCATCGAGACACTGGATCGGGTCCGGATGGTCGGGCCGAACAAGGAAGGGGCCAAGGGATCATACACCGTCTACCGGATCGCCGGCTGATCGGACCACTGCTTCACGACGAACACGGATAGGCCGAGGTGCAAGCCTCGGCCTATCTCGTTGGACTGTCCGCGTTGGATATCAGTTACGATTCAATCCGATATGCCGGCTATGCAGCTTGATCTTCCAGATGTTCTCCATGGCAATGATCTCATCCACGGTCGCCGACGAGCCAGCTACCTCAAGCACGCTGACCAAATAGTCGCTCGGGTCGCGGACGCGCAGTTCGACATTTCCGCCATGGCTGTTGCTGGCATAGCGCTCCCATCGGCCGAGAAAGCCGCCCTCGCCGTATGCCGACCCGACATAATGTTCGCGCGTCTGTGGACATGCGAGCAGGTAAACACCACGGCTGGAACGCAGCACCTGCTTCCAGGCCGTGGGCATCGTCTCGATCTCGGATAGCGGCCGGATCAACTTGGTAAAACCAGGAAATGCCTCCTCTTGAAAGGTCCTGGCCAGTTCGACGATCACCTTGTCCTGATTGTCTGCCCGCTGAACCCAGGCGCGGCTCGCGCTCGCTGAGTCGCCCCAGTGGATCGACAGCCGCCCGGCACAGTCCGACAACGCAGCAACTCGGACGCATTCGTATTGGTCGTATGGGGTCGTGTTATTAGGGCCGCCGACAGGGCCGCCGGAGAGCGGATCGATCGCATCCTTCGACACCAGCCCAAGCCGGGTAACCTCGTAGAGGCCCACGAATAGCGTTCCACCGGTCGGGGTGACCACGAAACTGGCCCAATAGCGCGCATCGAAGCGCGCACGCTGTCCAGGCGATCCATCCTGCGTGCTTTGATAGCGTTCGAATGCAGCTTGATCGTCGCGCCAGAGGCTGTAGGGAGTCCGTCCCGGCACCTTGCCCGTTTGATGGCGTAGAAGCCGCACATCTGATGGATTGATGCCTTCGTCGGCGAGCAGCATGTTGAAACGTAGGGCCATGCCGGCGAGCGTAGCTCACGGGCGTGGCCTCTACCATCAGCCCAATGGCCCCCCTGCCAAATCCCGAAATCGATTGGGGATGGCATCGTGAGACCGCCCTAAATACGCAATTCGTCCATCGCTGTATCGCCTTGGCTGTGCTCCGGCACAGCGCGAAGCATCCATCACGGCGCGGGAATGGACCCAGCCAGGATGGAGACCACGATGACGCAGCCCCTCCCACACCAGACGCCGAGCGGCCCTGCCAGCCAGGCCGACTGGACCATGCTGCTCGCCACCGCACCGCGCGGCGCCGACAGCGCCGGCCGCCCGACGATCCAGGTCTGCACTGCCGCCGGTGGCCGCGCGATCTGGGCGACCGTCGAGTACGCCACCTGGCGCGCCGCGCAGGAGGAGGGCTGACCATGGCCGCCGAGCGGCGCTGGATCATCCTCGCCACCGATGGCCGCCATGTGACCCTTGGCCGCGCCGCCACCCCCAGCGAGGCGGAGGTGGCGCGCGCCGCCGCCGGCCTCGCGGCGGCCGGGCTGGCGGGCTGGTATGTCATCCTGGACGGCGATTACTGGGCGCGTCGTGCGGCGCCGGTGCTGACGCCGCTGCGCGGGCTCGCCGGTGCGACAGACGACAACTGGCCCGCGGCTGCGGCGGCGTTCGAGGCCGCGCGGGTGGCGGCGATGTCGTCGAAGGTCCGGCCCTCACCCTCCAGCACGGCAGTCTCCCCGGCCGCGTCCTGCCAGCGCCGCACGATGACATCGACGTAGCAGGGGTCGATCTCCAGCAACACCGCGCGCCGCCCGGTCCGCTCCGCGGCGACCATGGTGGTGCCGGAGCCGCCGAACGGGTCCAGCACGGTGTCGCGCTGCTTGCTGCTGTTGCGGATGGCCCGCTCGACCAGCGCCACCGGCTTCATGGTCGGATGCAGGTCGTTGCGCGCCGGCTTGTCGAAGTGCCAGACGTTGCCCTGGTCGCGGGCGCCGCACCAATAGTGCTGGCTGCCCGACTTCCAGCCATAGAGCATCGCCTCGAATTGCTGGTGGTAGTCAGCCCTGCCGAGCGCAAACGTGTTCTTCGCCCAGATGATGGTGCTCGACCATTTGCCACCGGCATCCTGCCAGACGCGATGCAGCGTCGGCCATTCCGACGAGGACATGCAGACGTAACAGGCACCCTTGGTAACCGAGAGCAGGTTGGCCAGCGCCGGCCGCAGGAAGTCCGCGAAGCCGCCGCCGAGCGCGTCATTGGCGATGGTCATCTTGGCCGCAGTGCCGCCCTCGTAGGCGACATTATAGGGCGGATCGAGGAACCCCATGTCCGCAAGGCGGTCGGCGCCCAGCGCACGCTGCACATCCTCCAACTTGGTGGCGTCACCGCACAGCACACGGTGCTCGCCGCAGCGCCAGAGGTCGCCGGTCCGCGAGACCGGCACGGCGGGCGGCGGCGGGGCATCGTCGGCGGCATCGGCGTCACCACCTGCCGCCGCGGCCAGCAACTGGTCGAGTTCCAGCCCGGAGAAGCCGAGCACGTCCAGATCGACCACGCCATCCTCGCGGATCCGGGCAATCTCGGCGGCGAGCAGCGCCTCATCCCAGCCGGAGTTGAGCGCAATCTGGTTGTCCGCCAGCCGCAGCGCGCGCGCCTGCGCCTCGGTCAGGTGTTGCAGCCGGATCGCCGGCACGGTCGCCATGCCGAGGCGCTTGGCCGCCAGCACCCGACCATGGCCGGCCACCAGCACGCCCGCGGCATCCACCAGCACCGGGTTCACGAAGCCGAACTGGGCGATCGAGGCAGCGATCTGCGCCACCTGGGCGTCGGAGTGGGTGCGGGCGTTCTCGGCATACGGCACCAGTGCCGCGACCGGCAGCGTGGCCACCTGCAACTCAGGCTGCATCGGCCGCCTCCATCGCCATCGCCACTGCTGGCACGCCGCGCGCCGCGGCGATGGCGTCGTAATCCCGCCCGTCACCCTCCAGGGTGACCGGGATCTCCGGGAACAGCATCCGCCAGCGTGCGATCGCCAGGTCGACATAGGCCGGCGCCAATTCGATCGCCCGCACCCTGCGTCCGACGCGCTGGCCGGCGATGAGCGTGGTGCCGGAGCCGGCGAACGGCTCGAACACCACATCCTCCTCGTCGGCGTAGGCGCGCATCAGGAACTCCGGCAGCTTCACCGGGAACACGGCGGGGTGCTCGGTCTCGATGCCGCGGGCCTTGTGGCGGGTGATGCGCAGCACGTTGTCGGGGATACGCATCTCCTGCACGCCCTGGCCGGCATGGGTCCATTCACCCACCGTGCCGTCCTTCGCTCGCAGCCCGCCTTTCTCGCTGTTGACGTGCCCGGCCCAGCGGCAGGGGATGATCTTGTTGGCCTGGCGGGCGGTACGGTTGAAGTGGAAGACGAACTCGAAGGACGGCGCCAGCCTGCCATTCCAGTCGCCGGGCAGGCCCGGCCCCTGGTCCCACACATACCAGCCGAAGCGGCGCCAGCCAGCGCTGCGCATCCAGTCCAGCCAGCCCTGCCAGTACGGCTGCCACTCGCCATCGCGGTGGATCAGGCCGAGATTGACCAGCGCCTGGCCGTCCTCCGCCAGCACCGCCGGCAAATGCTGGCAGACGCCGCGCATCAGCGCGTCCCAATCGGTGATGCCGCCGGTGGTGTAGTCGCGCTGGTTGCCGTAGGGCGGGCTGGTGAACAGCAGCGCCGCGCGGTCTTCGCCCATGATGCGGGCGACGGACGCGGCGTCGGTGCTGTCGCCGCACAGCAGGCGGTGATCGCCGAGCCGCCACAGATCGCCGGGGCGCGTGACTGCGGCCCGCGGCGGTTCCGGTTCGGCATC